TTCTTAGCAGCTAAGTGATTCAAGTAAGCAGCCTTTTGCTTTTCTGGGCTACGCATATCAGTTGGGTCAAACCAGTCACTTTTCTTGATTGGTTTTTCTTGTTCCGAGCCTTCCGCCACACCTTGTTTTTTAGCTTGTTGAATCTTTGCTCGTATTCCTTTTAATTGTCTGCTTAATGGATCGTTAAAACCAACTCGGCCACCATCTTTTACAATAGCATCAATTTTGTCACTGATCTCTTTGGCTTTGGCTCTTAATGATGCTGGATCTTCTTTGCCTTCCGCCACACCTTGCTCTGACACTACCAAGACCTTATCAATATGTCGTTTGGCAGCCGCCAGCGTGGAGAATTTTCTAAGACTAGAACTGATACCCCATTGGTATGGGCCTTCCTGTGTTATGCCATATCCTTTGTATGTTCCTTTTTTGCCTACGAAAGTATCAGGATTGTATTCACCTTCCGCCACACCTTGCTGTTTAGGTTTAACGATTTTATAAGTTTTCTTATCAATCTTGGCACCAGTCATGTCTTCGCCTTGTTCATGTCGGCGATCTAATTCTCTTTGTGCTGCATCTAAATTATATTCGTGTGCTTTTTGTTGCGGAGTCAATTTATCCCAATTTTCTCCCTCTGACACACCTTGCTCGGCAAATGGTTTACGATGTTTTACATCGCCCTGTTTCTCTGCCTTCTTCTTATCCTTGTGCTGACCAGCACCGCCCATCTTGGCGTTCTTGACTACAAAGTTACGAGGCTTGGGTGCTTCTTTCTTTTGTTCTTGTGCTAATAAGTTTCCGCGCTTCTGAACTTTGCCTACGCCTCCTGCTACAGATGCAACAGCACCTGCACTGGTAGCACCGCCGCTGGCAGTTTCTAAAATATAGTGTGTTTCATTAACACCTTTTACTTTTTTAAATTCGTTGTTCATTTTGTTTTATTCCAATTTGCTATGGGGCTTACCTTATGAGTATCTTCTGGTTCTGAACTCTTGCTCCACGGAGTCACATGTTTGACATCACCTGGAACGGTTTTGTCAGCTTGGCGGAACATGTTGTATTCTTCTTCGGTGTATGGATGTTCGGTGTTGTATTTTTCCATCCAACTATATGCGTCCATATCAACACCCTTGTTCTTATTCTTACCGTCAGCCATAGCAGTAGCCATCCACTTACGGTTCATATAATTTACACGATCGTATCCACCAACGTCGCGGCTTTTAGTCACACCCTGTTGAACAGCAGCGTGACGCTTTTTCATTTTTCCAACAACAGCTTCACTAATTAATTCATTGATACGCATTACATTGATCCTTTTAGACTTGCACGTAGGAACCATGCATGTTTTCTATGATTGTCCATGCGTTCTGCTAGGAAGTTTGAAAGCCCGTGTTCCCCAGCAGCTTCGGCAGCATCGTAGTTTTTCTTAAGAACAATCTGTATACGTTCACTATCTTGTAGTAATTCTTGTACCATTTCTTCTTTAGTTGGCACATGATCCTCGTCTTCGATCTTGGTCAACATGCTGAGATTATGATAACTGGTAGGGATGTAGCCACCTAGCTTACGCACATTTTCTGCGTAGGGATCTATTGCACCGTAAACTTCATTGTAGATTTCCTCAAAAAGTTTATGATATTCGTAGAAATCACTACCTTCCACGTTCCAATGAAAGCTATGAACTTTCACATAAAAGCTAAAAGTTGTACCAAATCCAATGCGAGTGAGTTGAATTAATTTGTCCATGATATGTTATTTATTCTTACCGAACCAGAGTTTAAACCATTCATCTGTGCCAGGTTTAATTCCTTGTTCGCGTTGTATTTGACCTTTGTTGCTACCTACAACAGGCTGTCTAAGAGTAGCATTGTATTCTGCTAGACGTGCTTGCCCACCTAATCCACCCATAATGCTGGTTGCTTTTAGGGCGTGTATTGGATCCGCTGGGTCAAGATAAGCGTCATCGCCGCTGTCCTGTGGAACATCATCTACGGTTATTCGATATTGCTTCATTCATAATAATCTTATTGATAAGATTGTCCATAATGTTCTCAACACCTTCGCTAACTGGGACACTTTTAGCATCGTTAGCAAACTGTTTCTTAGTTGCATTGACAATACCACTGAAACGTTTGTCTGCACGTTTGTAGTCGCCTGCTTTATCAGCAGCAGTTGCATCTGCACTGGCGGCTTTTTTATAACGACCTAACGTATCATTGGATAGTTCTTTTAGGTTGCCCCATTCGTCTTTGCTAGTACGATCGTTCTTGGCAATCTGTGAGCCCATATACTGACTATCACGTTTCTTATCACCGGCCGCACGTAGTTTAGCAGACATTCCATCTTTAGGATTGGTCAAGCGTTTAGCTACAGTATCCATGGCATTGCTGCCTGCCTCCGCCACACCTTCTTTTGGTTCTGGTAAGCGTAACTTTTTACGCATTTCGGGGCTTGTATCTTTTAAACGTTTCTGTTGTTCTTTTTCACGCTGGGCTTTTGCTTCTGGGCTATTTGCTCTTTGTTCGCGGCGGTCACCGCTCGGTGTACGATTATCCATTTCTGACAAGTCTTCCGCCACACCTTGCTGATCCAACATACTCGGTAAGCCTTGTGCCTTACGAGCCATATGACGAGCCCAATCTACTTTTTCATCATCAACCGCATCAACTAACTCGGCCATTTTCTTTGCGATTAGGTCGTGTGCTGTTGATGGCTTATATTTTTTCATATTCAACTTTTTAGCAACATTAAGATAAAGTTGTAAATCATTGCTGTCATCACTGCCATTAAAATCACCCTGAGCAAATTCGTTCAAGCCTTCCGCCACACCTTGCTCTGTTACTTTTCCTGTATTGCGTAATCTAGATTTTAGTGTGTTCTTTCTATAGTCGCTGTCTTGCTTAAACATCTTACCTGCTTTGGTAATACGACCTATAGGTTCTTTCCAACGCATTGAGTCGCCATACCCCGAAGAGTGATTCTGGCGTGGAAAATGCATCTTATTTGTGCCTGCTTCTACCTTGTTGGCAACATTATCACCAAACTCTTGTCGGATCTGATCTAACACTTCATCGGGATCGTAATGATCGTCAACGCCGTATCCGTCGTTGGATGGATCAGTAGCATCTCTATAGGTGTTAATTAGGTCATCTAATCTTGCTCGCTGATCAGGATCCAAGCCTTCCGCCACACCTTGCTCTTTAATGTTTAGTTGCTTTTTAGTGTATGCCACTGAGTTATCCAATGCGGCTAAACCTTTTTCTTCAGAGTTCTTGCTCAACCCAGTATCATAAAGTTCATCACCGTTATAGATCCGAACCTGCCAACCCATTCCAGTATTGACCAAATCGTGTCTGAAGTTTCCTACCTTGACTGATTTGACTACATTCATGCCCGAGCCTTCCGCCACACCTTGCTCTCTAATTTTTAACTGGTCAGCAGGATTGCCACCACCAAACATATTACCAAAAGCATCACGTGCTCTTTGTTGAGTTTGTTTTTGCTGTTCCTTGCGGTCTGCGGTTTTTTGTTTGTTAGTTCCCTGCTTGATAGTTGTCATCATCTTGTCAAACGGTTTATCACCAGTGACCTCTGCCACACCTTTCTGAACCATCTTTTTACCAGTGCGTGGATCTACTCTTTGTGAGTCTTTAAATGCCTTGCTAAGGATATCGGTAGCTGCTGTAGTTGCTTGTTTGGCAGTAATTCCTTTAGCAGTATATTGCTTCTTACCAGCATCCGGATCTTTCTTGTCTCTAGAACCGTATGTGCCGTGACTTACATGTCCGTCACGTCCCGGAGGAGTTTGTGATTTGTCCATTTCTTTTAAACCTTTCTTTGGCTTGACCATTGCCTGCATACGCTGTTTGGCCTTCATCATTAGATCTCGAACTTCGTCGTCTCCAATCTCTGGACTCATTGCGTCACGCCAAACTTGGAATTGTTCTTGCTCACTTTTGCTAGGATCCATTAATACGGCTCGCATTGGTGTAGCTCGTGGTCCTTCTTCCCCTGCACTAGGATCTCCTGTTTCTTGACGACTTATGACGTCTAAATTGTCAAAACTGTATAGAATATTGCCTGATTTGTCTGGTTTATTGTTATAATTCTTCAGGTATTGAAAGGCCTTAACTTGATCAGCACCTAGCACTACTGTGACACTTGTATAACCTTGTTGATTTAAATTGGCCAATACGCGAGTTAGATCCGGAATCTCATCTGTAGCAGGTTGGAAAATGTGTCCGCTTTGTGGAAATACTTTCTTGTAGATTGCTATCTTTTCATCTGGAGTAATTGGATCATCTTTTCCCACGGTCTTACTAACAACAAAGTAAGGATCGCCACCTACTTTACTTGCCTGTGTAATAACACTACTGGCCAACATCATATGTCCTTTGTGGCCCATACCTCTGCCCCAACCAACAACGGCTGTCTTGCCTTGTCCTGTTCGTTGTATAGCTTCGAAAATATTTCTTAAAAACATATTAGTCTCTTCTTGGTGCCCAATTGGCTTGGTCGATTGCTTTGACAAACTGTCCAGGTAGATCACGCTTGAATTGCGTACCTGGGTGTGCCTGTACATAACCTTCTGGTTTGGTTTGACGGATACCACCGTGTGTGCCTGCACTTAGTTTGGTAATCAATTGTAACTTTTCTTTACTTAACATATCTACAGATTGTAGAACAGCGTTAAGTCCTTTCTGATCAGCAAGGATCTTCTGTGCCTGACCTGCACTTACATTGGCTGTGACCCATTCTTGGAACTTGTCAGCAACACCCGGTATGCGTAGATTTTGATTATAGAATTTATATAAGATATCTCCGGGCTTGCTTAATCCGGGCTTTGGTGCTAGGAACGCATCAATTGCGGCAGCATTGGCAGTGATAAATTGCTCAGCTTTCTTTAGGCCTGCATCTTCAACACCTGGTGCTTTCTCAACATAGGTTGTACCCTGTACAATAACATCTGGTGTGCTCAATGCTTCTGCGTTGGGATACCGTCCTTCTTCACCGCTACCCAGACCATCGTAGTATCCTGTGACAGCGACCATAACTTTGGCTTTGGCAATACGTTTGCCCAACTCACTACCTACTGGAATATGAAATGCTGTGATGTTAGGAGTAAAATCGTATTCCTGTGTGCTGGGATTCATTTGTGCAGGCTTACTGGGATAGAATAGTAATCCACCTTCAACATAACCTTTTTGTGGGCTTACCTTTTCAAAGTAAGGCCATAGGCTCATCATTTCTTCAGCATAGGCTTGACGTTGTGGTGCCTGTTCAGGAGTTGCTTTACCTGTGCCCATGATAAAGTTTTTAATATCTTCCGGGCTGTACATTGCTGCTGGAACGCCTGGTGCTACTTCAGTTTTACCACGCTTGAGATATTCCCAAGCATTCTTTGGTATCATGCTAAAGCGACCTTGCTCGTCCTTGCCCCAATACATTACTGGACTACCGTCCCATTTTAATTCAATGGTACTGCCCTGTGTGCCCATACTTTGTAATCGCTCAACGGCGTGTAATCCACCATTGCTGCCGTTGGTAAAGACCAAATCTTCGATGTGTTGGTACTTGCGACCCACTGTAGGGGCTGCTGCTTCGGACAATAGTTCAGTTATTTTCATACGATATGGTCTAACATGAATCTAAACCATTCACGCGAGCCTTCTTTTAGGTCAGCACCAGGAAAGTATTTGTCTCTGATAGCTGTATATTTTTCTGGATACTGTTTCAATGCGGCTAGAACACGTTGTGGATTGCCCATATCGGCTGCTGTGGCAGTTGGTCCAATAATAGTCTTGGCAATCTCATCCTTGTTAGCAGTAATAAGTTCTTTGGTTGTACGATCAACAAGACCTTTATAAGGACTCATCATCATACTGGGGTGTTCTGGGCTTGAGCTCATGTTGGCTAGGTCAGCCCACATACCATGTAGTGTGCCACCCTTCATTTGAGGATCAGTATAGTCATGTGTGTGCAGTGGTTGAGCAGCGGCTGCATTTTCCACAGCCATTAAATCTACCTGTACTACATCTTGTGTAGAGCCAATTGGAATACCAACGTGGATACTAACACCTGTACGAGCAGCATACAGCCCTTTGCTTTTAAAGTAATCTTCTAAAGCCTTGCGTGATAGTTTTAATTCTTTAGCGGGAAATGCCTTCATTAATTCTGCGGCATCGATCAGTGCATCAATATCGCTACTGACTTCTTTGTGTCCTGCTGATCCAATAGGATATGTATTCACTCCTGGAGGAAGAATCTTTTTTAAGTTGGCCATTACTAAAGGAAAATTTGCCTTTTGTAATTCGACTGCACCTGGGATTACATTACCGCCTTCATTTAATTGCATTTTATTATCCTAACTTATAATTTCCGTTTCTAATATCATCAAAGTAATGATCGTGTAGTCTTTCGCACATGCCTTCTCTTAATTCTGCAGGAAACAACTTACCTAATTTGCCATTTAATTTTTTTTCAGAGTAGAATTCTTTGCATCCTTTATTGACCATGGGCATGTATAATTCTAATACCATTTCACGACCACACTCTTTTAGACTCTTTAATTTTTTAGCAATGGTAAAGAAATAGTCTTTGTGCAGTTTATCGTGATCGATGATGTACCAGAACAATTCGTCGTCAAGTTTTTCCATAGACTTATCGTCTTTTTTGCCCTTGTTAGGGTCCATGGGCTTGTTAAAAAATTCTAGTAGTTTCATAGTGATATTTATTTAAGTTTGTTCTCTAGGTTATTCAATGTAATATCCACAGCCTCTAGGGAGCTGTACAATCATTGGCGATAAACTGATAGGAAATGTTCGGCATCCATCGTATCTATCTTCGTAAATTTTACATAATCCTGTAGCTGTAGCATAGTGTTCGCAAAATGTTTCTATATAGGTTTCATGATCGCTGTATGTTCTTATTCTACAACATCCTCCATTACATGATAACCCTCCGGTACATTGTCCTTTAATTTCTTTTTCTAACCAAATAGTTTTCACTATTAAACCCAGGCAAAATAATTAACATTGATTGCTGCCTGATCAATACCACCACCGGTTAAGTTCATTACTTGTATTGTTGCCGAATTGGTAGCACTTGCCCAAGCTGCTGTAACTATTAATCCAAACGTCATAGCCGCCGCCGGTTGAATAATAATATGATGATTTGTAGTCAGTCCTGGTATTAGAAATGTCTGACTTGATGCAGCGTTTTTACCCACGTTTGCAAAATCAATTGATATACTACCTTGTACAATACTTGTGACACCGATAAGGGACACTGCTTGAGTCATCAATGTAGCAGTATTAATACTAACAGTCACAGCACCAGTTGATGTTGATATAACTGTGCCTGTACCTGCTAATATGCTAGTAACACCATTTACACCTGTCGGCCCGCTTGGTCCTTGTGGACCAGAAACTGTGCTTGCAGCACCTGTAGGTCCTTGTGGTCCAACTGCACCAGTATTACCAATTACGCCTTGTGGTCCTTGTGGTCCAACTGCACCAGTATTACCAATTACGCCTTGTGGTCCTTGTGGTCCAGTATTACCTGTAGGTCCTTGTGGTCCAGTATTACCTGTAGGTCCTTGTGGTCCAGTATTACCTGTAGGTCCTTGTGGCCCAACTGCACCAGTATTACCTGTAGGTCCTTGTGGTCCTTGTGGTCCAGTATTACCTGTAGGTCCTTGTGGCCCAACTGCACCAGTATTACCTGTAGGTCCTTGTGGTCCTTGTGGTCCAGTATTACCTGTAGGTCCTTGTGGCCCTTGTGGCCCATAGCTTCCGTCAATCCATACAACAACACCGTCTGTTGATGTACTAACGTGTGTACCGGTGCCAGCAACAATACTTGTGACACCCAAATTATCAATTCTTGTACTACCGCCTAAACTTGGGCTTGCTACACTAACTCCAATCCCGTTACCAGCAGTAAATGTTATTTGATTAAATGCTAGTTTGTTATTGGCAATATTACCGGCCAACATATTGTTTGTAACTGTTCCGGTGTCGGTATTATAAATTCCATTAGTTACCGTGGTAGCCAATGCTACTGCACCGGTGATCTTACTACCTGCCAGTGATCCAATCCAAACAGGGTTGTTATAAGTTTGATTACTATAAACACCGTTGGTCACTGACCCAGCATTACCACTAACATTGCCTGTTACATTGCCAGTGACTGCACCCGTTAGTGGTCCATAAAATCTAGAACTGGTCACTGTGTTTGCAACATTTAACCCTGTGCTATCAATAGTAGCACGTATTGAACCGGCATCAGTTTGATCTCCAGTAAAGAATACAATTTCATCTTTAGTAGTACCGACAGCTAAATTACCGCTGTTAACATATAGATATCCGTCGCTGGCACCGTTTATGTTCCAATTTGTAGGGTCATAGTAGTGACTACTATTGATACCCATATCAATGTAGTAAGTAGTGTCTGTGCCAATTTCATTTGTGGCTACAAAATCTGTACTTGCAAATGTGCTGGAACTATGATTTTGGAATATTATTTGACTATAACTGTCAGTCTTACTATCAATCTGTATTTCGGCGGTTGGATAATCACCAATAATATTACTATTACCAAAGTGAGCACTGTCTGCTACTACAAGACTATTAATAGTGGCCGTTGTAGTTACCTGTAGTTTTTGTGTGTTGATGCCACTACCATCAAAATCCCAATAATTATCTGTCCTATTCCATAGTATTGAAGTTCGACCTGTAGCAGTACTACCTAATATTATACCGCCTCCATCTAATTGACTTATACTAGTAGCAGAAGATCCCAATAGTAAAGTTGTACCTTCTACCGTATTTGGAACTAAGATTGTGGCTGTCCCTACAAAATTTAATTGTCCGTTGATATTAACATCATTAAATGTTACATTACTTGTAGGAGCAATATCTTGAGGTAATGTAAGTGTAATGTGACCACTAGTGGCTGTAGTATTTCCAACAGTATTAATATATACTTGATTGGTAGTTCCCGCAACAGATATTACTCCAGTATTATTAAGTGAGGCAGCACCTGGACCACTTGTGCCACTTAATCCATCTGTATTAATAATAATGGATGTTACTGCACCGCTGCCTAAATTATTAATCAAACTAACATCAACTGTGCCAGTCCAGGCTGTGGTTTGACGAGTACGATCATAGAACGTTATTCCACCCGTAGCATTGCCATCAAAGTCTATACCCCGATCGTTGAATACAGTACTGGTTGTGATTATGTTAGAGTCATTTGGGGTAGTTTGTATTATTACCTGTGTGCCAGCGTGTGCATTGGTAAAGTCTTGTGAGGCCTGGATACTAATACGACCAATACTTTGCACATATTGGTTATCTCCATACCCTTGAGTGGCCAGCCTAAACAATACATCATTTGCCTTGGTCGCAGTTGGTGCTTGAACAGTACCACGTGCAGCACGACCTGCGATAACAGGATAAGCACCAGTACCAAACGAATCAATACTAACTCGAGTACTAACACCGTTCTGCCCAGTAATTTGTAGCATAGTACCAGTAAAGTTTCGGTCCTGTTGTAGGCCTGCGGCATTACCAATAATGCTCAATGCTGATTCTGATACAGAAATGCTCTGCTTTGGATATATACTAACCAATCCAGATCTATCAATTTCAAATACCTTATTGCCACTGCTTCCTGTCATCTTCACAGGACGGTTAAAGTTAACAAAACCTGTGGCAGTTGTTGTTCCTATAATAATCTCACGAGCAGGATTGGCAATTTTAATCTGATTATCAACAAAGGTAAATTCACCAACTGTTAATCCAGCAGCACCTAATATAGTGAACTGTCCATTACGGGCAGTAATGGCAGTGTCAGCATTGGTAATTTCGTCTTGGAGATAGATAGTACCACCACCCATCCATAGGTGTTTGAATCTGTTGATAGGTGATCCTAAACTGCTACCATATTGGCCGTATGGTATTAGGTCATTGTGTATAATGGTATTTCTATCGCCGCCCGGCTTTAGTACTAGATCTATACCATCAGTGCTTTCGATAGTTAACGCATCATTAACTAAAGGTCTTGCCACTGTTATAGTCACAGGAGGAGCAGGCAACAATACTCTTGAAAAATCGCAGTCTAATATCAATACATTGGAGAATGTTCCAGTGCCGGCATATTTGATCGTAGTAGGTACAGGGAATCCAGCACCTGCTAGAATATCACCTTGGAATAATGGTACAGGTGGAGTTACTTCTAACCGAATTACCACGTATGGAGCATTGTAAGGATTGGCATTATCGTATGTACCAGCGGCAATATAATCAGTGCTGGTAGTACTGTGAGTTAATACTTGTTGAAGATTTATATCTGCCAAACTAGCAACTACACTGGCAGTATTGTTGAATACCAAACTACCTCTTGGTAGATTTAATTTGCCATCGGCGGCGACATATATAGATACAGTACCACTTGAGATGCGGTCGGTGTGTACTACCGGTAATGTAGAAGTTGTTAGGTACCCTTGAGTAGTGACAAATGTTTTGGTAGCATAATTAGTTAGACTATTGGCTATTGATGTGTTAACGGTAGCAGTTGTTGTATAACCTTGGCCGGTGACAAATGTTTTGGTAGCATATTCAGTATCGTTATCGTTGGGCAAATATGCTGATAAAGTACTAGATGTTAGATATCCTATATCATTATTAAATGCACTTATATTAGTTGGTACCGTGAGAATAGTGTTTGTTGCTGAATAGACTTCGTCAAAATTTGCATTGACTTTTATAAAAGCACTTCGGAGACTTTCGCCGTCTCCTGTTAATTCTGCTGACCCTACATTGATAATCTGTTTTGACATAGTGCTCCTGTTATCTGTTTATGCTGATAGTGTGTACTACGCCTTCTGTGAAATCGCTGATACAACCGCGAAGCCACACAAAATTACCGGTGAAATTATACGATTGTATAGTAGTTGTTCTAGAAGTGTAATTGGTAGATGTTGTTCCACTAGCCCTAATAAGGCCTGTAGTATCTACTGAAAGGTTGTTGCTAGGAGGAATGAGTTTGACATTGACCCAGTCTCCATCTTGCGGATCTGCAGCCAGTGCTCCCTGTACTGCAACTTTCCCCACAAAATTTGAAACGCTCCAAAAAACGGTATGAAAACCGTCGCTATTTCCGAAGTACCCGTCGCCCTTTGTTTTTTCGCTAATGTAGCTTAGTGCGGTGGTACCGGAGTTAGGGTAACTTACTTGTACTGTGTTACCATTATTGATTTTAAAAACAAGATTTTGACTTAGTGCTGGCATAATATGTTATTTATGCCACCAATGCGTTCTCCCGTAGTATGAATTCCTCTACCTTTTTAATATTGCCGCTTAGGAATAAACCCGCCATGCTGAGCATTTTATCGTCTTCTACATACATAAACGGGTCTTGCACATACCATTTAGTACCTTTTAACCAATCATAACTAGAATCGCTGATCTCTATCTTATCGTAATACTTGTTTGCCCATACTAGGAACGCAGCTCGTTTATCCGCCGGAAACTTATTCTTAAAAAATACACGATATCTGTACTTTTCTTTGGGCAGATTATCTCGTAGAATCTTTTTATGTCCGTTATCTAACATAAATTCTAATTCTTCTAGGCTAGTAGGTCCTACAATCTTCCTAACCCATTGACTAACAGCATTATCAATTTCCTCAAGAATAGCAGGATCTTTACAGAATAGATTAAAGTGAGATCCTTCTACTCTGATCTGAATTTCTTCTTTTCTTTCCAGAAACGGTTGCACTGCATTAATAAATGCTAAAAACTGTTTAGGTTCTGGTTTGGCATAATAACTGCCAAATGTCATACCTTTACCAGTGGCACACCATTGTTTGCAATGTAACAGTCCACTGTGTACAATTCTACTGGCCCCATTCTGAAGACATTCAACTTTATAGGGCCATTTGTTATAGAATAATTTACTCGACTTCAGCTTTGTTATCTGGGTTTTCATCAATTACCTTTGTTTTCTCAACGGGTAAAACATCAACAATAACAAGTTTTAGCTTGTCCTTTTCTACAACTACATCGACAACACCGCCATTGGTTAGCTTGCCAAACAAGATTTCCTTACTCAACGGCTTCTTGATGTATTCATCAATAGTGCGTTGCAAAGGCCGAGCACCCATTTTGGCATTAAAGCCTTTGGCAATCAAATACTCAACAGCTTCTGCATTGGGTTTAACGTGAATGTTTTTATCTTTGACTAGTGCATTAAGTTCGTCGATAAACTTTTTAACAACTTTGATCATATTGACTTGATCCAATTTGCCAAACTTAACAATACCATCTAAACGATTGCGGAATTCTGGGGCAAAGAATTTATTAACAGCATCCTTAGGATCGCTGTCACGTTCCAAACTACCAAAACCTACACCATTCTTTTCAGCATCAACAGCACCTAAATTGCTTGTCATAATGATAATGGCATTACGTCCATCTGCTTTCTTACCATTGCTGCCGGTAATGAAACCATTGTCCATCAATTGCAGCATAACAGTTAGTACATCCGGGTGAGCCTTTTCAACTTCATCTAGCAACAGGATACAGTTGGGATGTTCTTGCAGGTTAGTAATCAACTGTCCTGCATTATCATCAAATCCAACATATCCGGGAGGAGCACCAATGAATTTGGCAACACTGTGTTTCTCTTGGAATTCGCTCATATCAAATCGTACAAGTTTAACACTCATATTGCTGGCAAGTTGTTTGGCTACTTCTGTCTTACCAACACCAGTAGGACCAACAAATAAGAAGCTACCAATAGGTTTATTAACTGCCTTTAGTCCGGCCTGTGCAATAAAAATCTTATCCAGCAAACTTTCAATAGCACTTTCCTGACCAAATACTTTACTGCGTAGATTCTTTTCAAGGCCGGCAATATTGGAACCTTCTTTGGCGCCGATTTGTTCTACTGGCAAGTTGGCAATTTTAGCCACTTCAAATAGGATCTCGTCGTGATCTACAACACCGTTTTCTTCGTCTTTAACTTTAAATCTGGCACAGGCACAGTCGATTAGGTCAATAGCCTTGTCGGGCAATTTCTTATCACTCATGTACTTTACAGAGTATGTGACAGCATCAATAATTGCCTGATTAGTGATCTTAACGTTGTGATGTTTTTCGTAATACTTTTTAAGACCTTTAAGGATTTTAATACAGGTTGCTTCACTTGGCTCATCAACGGTGACACGTTGGAATCGACGCATCAGGGCACGATCCTTTTCAAAGTGTTTACGGAACTCTTCCCATGTTGTACTAGCAATAACTTTTAATGTGCCTTTGCTCAATGCAGGCTTTAACATATTGGCCATGTCGTTGCTACTGCCGTTGGCTGCACCTGCTCCACTCATCATGTGTGCTTCGTCGATAAACAGGATACACTTGCCTTTCTTTTCAATAGCCCCAATGATGGCCTTTAGGCGTTCTTCAAAGTCTCCACGATATTTGCTGCCTGCTAGGATGGCACTGATGTCAAGATTATAAACAGTGTGATCCTGAATAAATTTAGGAACACTGCCCTCTACAATCTTACGTGCCAGTCCTTCTGCAATAGCAGTTTTACCCACACCCGGATCGCCAATGAGCATTACGTTGGCCTTATTTCTACGAGCCAATACCAATTGTAGTTCTTCAATTTCTTTTTCACGTCCAATAACCGGGTCAATCTTCTTGGCCTTGGCACGGGCAGTTAAGTTTGTGCAGAACTGACTAATCATTTTCTCAATTTGAGGATTCTTGTGATTTTCTTTTTCTTCAGCTTCTTCTTCTTTAATAATTTCTTTTTGTAGGAAACTTAAGAACTTATCTTTGTCGATATTTGCTTTACGAATAAAATATAATGCATAACTTTTCTTTTCTGCAAACATACTGATAAAACAATCAACAGGTTCGATAACCTGACGTCCACTAAACAATACATGTGTAAATGCGCGATTTAATACTTTATCAACAGTGCTGGTCTTTTTAGGTCTATCAATTTGTTTATTGACAATTTCTTTTAAGTCATCTGTAATAAAATCATTTACTTCTTTGGTTAATGTTTTAACATCTGCACCGAATCCAGTTAGTAATTTTGCAAAAGATTCGTGTGTGACTAGGCTATATAAAAAATGTTCAAGAGTGACATACTCATGATTGTGTTCTCCTGCCTTTGCAACTGCGGAATCGAAAATTTGTTCTAAGTCTTTGTTTGGTTGTAGCATCTATTGTCCTTCTACGATATTTAAGAAACTATTTGTCTGATGAGATCTTTTTGACCTTCTGTGAGGTCAGTTGGCACAGTTATTTTAATTTCTAAAAGTAATCTACCCTTCATTCGATTGTCGCCCATATGAGGCATGCCATAGTTTTGCACAGCTAATATTTGTCCATTCTGTGTTCCTGGAGCTATGTTAATTTCTAAACTTCGATTATCTAAAGTCTCAAAAGTCATTGTTTTGCCTAAAATTGCATCAAAACAACTTATAGATATTGATCTAAATAAATCATCCCCTTGTCGTTGATATAAATGGTGCGGCTGAATATTAACAGTTAAGTGAATATCCCCTCTGGGTACATTTGGATAAGTATCTTCTCCCATACCTGCAAGTCGAAGAGTTGTGCCGTCGCGAACGCCTGCCGGAATTTTTACTTCAAATACTTGATCAGCTCCGGAAGGTAGCCTTATACTCGCAACCACATCTTTTCCAGTATATGCTTCTTCAAGAGTAATAACAGTTTGTAGATTAAGGTTCCTATTACGTTGTGGTTGTTGTCTAAATCCCTGGCCAAAGAAAGGATTGCTTCCGAACATTTGAGCAAACATATCCTCAAATCCGGGAGGAGGTCCCCCAAATCCGCCCGGAAACCCTTGCGGCTGCGGGTTGTCGTATTGTTGTCGTTTGCCAGGATCGCTTAGAGTTTCGTATGCTGCCTGCACCTCTTGGAACTTGGCAGTATCACCTCCGCGATCTGGGTGATGTTGCGCCGCCAATTTGCGATACGCACGTTTGATGTCATCGGGGCTTGCGCCTTGGTCAACGCCCAGTGTTTGATAATGGTTAGTCATAATAGAAAAAAGGTATAGTAAATTATACTATACCCTTTGGGTGATGTCAAGACTTTTATTTCTTAACTGGAACTTCTGTTCCCTCTAATTTTTTATGCACTTTGACTACTTTGCATTCTTGTACAGCTTTACCATCTTTCATAACTGGCTTACCTGCTTTGTCCATTTTGTCATGGCATACTTCTTTCTTTTCTGCTTCGGCAAATGCCATTCCAACAAATGCTGTTGCTAATAATGCTACTAATAATTTTTTCATTTTAATTTCCTTTAAATTGCTGGTTGAGGTGCTGGCGCTGGTGCTGGCTTTCCTCCAAATCCTGCCACGACTGCTGGTGTAGCCGCTGGCGCTCCAAATCCTGCACTGCTACCAAAGCCTGCTGCTGGTGCTGGAGAACCGAAGCCCCCTGGTGCTGCACCAAATCCTGCTGACGGTGCGCCAAGTGTTGTTGCCCCGCTCGCAAATCCTGTTGTTGGTGTTGTTGAACCGAATCCGCCATTTGATGATCCTCCGTTAGTCGGTGTTGGGTTTGGTGGACGCTCCCATCCCGAGTTTGCTGCCTTTAATGCCATAGACTGTGCTTCTTTATCGCCTGGGCTCGCTAACATAATACCAGATAGTGTACCTGTTAAAAATGTGGCAATTGGGATAATAAGTTCAAAGAATTTAGAGTCAATTGGACTAATTGCGTTAAGTGGTTGTGTTACAAAAATCAGTGAATACAATACAACAAATACAATGCCAAACAATGTCAATGATAGACAAATGCCGATAAAGAATTTTAGTCGAGCCATTAGCTGCTCTTCAGTATAAATCATAGGGGTTTTATTATTTTCCACAGTTTGCTCCTTGTGTTGGTTGTGCCACACATGCACTCGGTGCAGCACTCGGTGCCGCAAAGTTTTGAGTAGGTGTTTGAGGTTGTCCATCTTTTGGTGGTCCTAATCTTGGGTCACGTTGACCTTTAAAAATATGTTCTGGGCAAGTTCTTGTGACATCGCAAATTGGCGGCTTACAAAAATCTTTATCCCAGTTTGCCGGGTCCTGACATGGGTAGCGGAATCTATCGCCACTACACATTGCCAATCCTAAGGGTAATACTAATAATAGTAGTATATATTTAACTAGTTTGTGATCTGTCATAAAATTATGCTCCCATTACGTGTAGCGCATGTGTATAATGAGCCTCTCTATCAGAAAGTCCAATAGTGCCGCCATTGATACGTTTGGTCATTGTTAGAATATCGCCCTTGTCAGCAAATTGGTTTAGATTGTTGCTTTCCCAAAACCAGCAGGCTGACTGTGCTGCCCCTTCAAAAGTTGCTAGATATTCTGGCAAATCATCGATGTGTGTTTCGATACTGTCAGCAAATGCTTGGTAATTGCTACGACCAGTTAATTGGATTAGACCACGACCGCAGTAGCGATATCCGTCACCAGATTCTTCTGGACCGTTGCCCATGCGTCCCCCATATACACGGTTGGCAATCATTTCCTGTTTGCCTGCATATTGATTAGCAATATCATCGTTGGGGAAATACTTAGGAAATACACGGCGTAGGCTTGCTGCCTTGTAGTTTAAGTTTTCTTTTAATGCACGAAAACCACCACTCTCGTGAGCACATTGTGCCATGAATGCTGCTACTCGAGGTGGAGTATTGATATCATAATCTGGCAACGCTTGTTCTAAGGCGTGATACCAAAAATCCAAATAGGGATTTCCTGGTAATAGTTGTGCTAATTGAGACTTGCTCAAAATAAAATCTGCCATTATTTTACCTCTTCAAAAATATGTTTTTGTATTTGATACCATTCTATCCATGCATCATTCTTGACTGCACATTCGTAATAGGTAGTATAGTTTTGTACCACAGTTTTTGTCAGTACGCTAAAGACTGTTGTTTCTGTATCGATAGTTTTTAACTGTGGACATTTTTCCATTAATACATTAGGTACTTCTGGAAACTTACGTGCAACAGGAACAGATGTACATCCTGTTAAACACAGTAACAGTGCAATGATATAATATTTCATTTCTTGTCTCCTGGTGTCGCAGCATCGTTATGTGCCTTGACTACTTCTTTAGGCACTGGACAAGTGTTGTCGTATTTTGTAATTTCTCGATCTACATATTGAACAATGTCGTTGCCACGCTGTTTGTAGTATTCTGTTTTTGTTACAACCTTGTTAACAATTTTTACATTTTCTTCTTTGCTCTTTTCTTCAGCAACTGCAATCTTAGCTTCTAGTTCTTTAACACGAGCTTGCCATTTTGCTTCATTGGCCATCCCACCTTCCATCCAAATGCCAAGTAGCACAGCGGCTATGCCACCGTATTGTAAGGGAATTCTGTAGCTACTGACAAGAGGAATATTTTTTAATAATAGTGCTGCTCCTACTGCAACAATACCTGCCACAGTTAATAGGTGCCAAACAAAGTCAGGCAAAAAAGATAGTAGCCACATTACCAACGATCCTTTTCGATTACAACAGCCTTGCTTCCGTTTCTAATTAAAAATTTATTACCCATTTTGTTGATATCGTAGTTGCCTAAAAATTTGTTCAAAAAGAGCATCTGGCATTGACTAGACTCATCTAAACTTAATTTACCAGGAACACTGTCTTTAACATCCTCATACTCACCAATTGCAATAAACTTTGCACTAATATCACCCGCATATGGTTTGGTAAAAGTTATTGTATTATTTTCATCTAGGGTTAAATCTGTAGCACCTTGATTAAAGAATTCTTTAACATCACTTTCTTTAATAGCGAGTACTTTTGCTTGATAGTCTTCTTTGGTTAATGGAATATTTTTAACAACAGAATCTTCATTAAATTCTACACTTTCCGGAGCTGTTTGATAACGAAACCGCCAATTACGATTATCAGCTAATTGTCCAATACCTCTTAGCAATTCTCTCATTTGTTCAGCTAATTGAGGAGTCCTTTGAATTTCGACAAATACTTGATACTGTCCGTCATGTTCTTCTCCGGCACTGACATCTGCATCTAAAATAAAAGGATAACCTTTCTCAATAAATTCCATCATATCAACTGCTGGATTCTTTTCCTTTACACGGAAACCTAGGACGACAATGTCTTGATCCTCACCCATTTTGCTACTGTATCTATCTACAGTAAAGATTTCGGATACGTAGTCTTTTAGATCTCCGGATCTAAGGCCTTCATTAAGTTGTTGGTTGTTGTGCTGATACATCTGTCGGCGCCTCCTGTGCTGCGGTGTCAGCATTTATTTCAGTTGTGCTGTATTTCATTAATTCGGCCATTCTATTATTTTCTTTGTTATCTTTGCCTATATTAACATCTTGCATTAATTTCTTAGGCATGGTAATTGTCACAGTCCAAATAGGATGTGCGTCAATTTTTCCTTTTTTAGTGCCAGGTCGGAAATCACCTGGTTCTTTGATCTTACGTGGGACCATGATTTCTTCTTTGGCATATACAACTTTACAACCGTAGTCGTTCAATCTCTTACCACCTTCTGGATCGGGCATATGCTTGCGATCCCACATCAACTTGCAGGTCACTGCATAACGATCAACATCGGGACCTGTGACAATTTCACCGTCTTCCCAGTTTTTAAAGACGTAGATGTCCAACTCGTCGAGTACTCGTTCGAAGTCTTTTAGTACTTTAAATGCAGAGTTATTCTCGCTAAGTGTTTGTAAATTTTTAATAACATCAATTATATCAGGCATAATTTTTCTCTTTATGAAATATTTAGCTAAAAGATACCAGGGAGCCGTTTTTGGCCTGTTTCAGGACTGATTTTGACTTTGGTCGTAAATACTTTGCAGGTTGATTCACTTTGATCAGGAGGTAAATTTGCCTAGAACCAGAAGAAAAGAGCGGGACTTCCAACCGGATCCCCGATTCCAAGAGCGAGTTAGCAGTAACTTAATTCCTATTAAGCCTTACTTAAAAAAGAAGCGCGAAGTCAACATAGTTCCACGGAACTTGAGCCAGGAAACTTATTTAGAGCTACTCAAAAATCCCAAAAAGTATATTGTATTTGCCATCGGTCCTGCCGGTACAGGCAAGACTATGCTTGCGGTACAAATGGCCATTAAATTGTTTAAGGAGGGAACGATTAGTAAAATAATTGTAACAAGGCCAGCTGTTAGTGTTGATGAAGAACATGGTTTCTTACCAGGGGACTTGAATGCCAAGATGGCTCCCTGGACCAGACCGATATTTGATGTATTCGAAGAATACTATCATCCAAAAGAAGTTGCAGAAATGCTGGAAGATGGTGCGATTGAAATATCGCCGCTAGCTTATATGCGTGGACGTACTTTTAAAAATGCATTCGTTATCGCTGACGAAATGCAGAATGCCACACCGTCACAGATGAAGATGTTATTGACCAGGATAGGAGATAATTCTAGAATGGTAGTTACAGGAGACTTAAATCAGGCTGACCGACCACGGGAAAACGGTTTGCTAGAATTTTGCGAATTATACGGCCGAGGAGGTGATTATCGTATGATCGGACTAGCAGAATTTGAGACTAAAGATGTCGAAAGACACCCTGTAGTTAAAGAAATTTTGAAGATTTATAACGAAGAGTAAAGACTCGTAGAGCGAGCAAAACGATCAACCTGCCCCTCGTTGCTCGCTCTATTTTTTTATTGCAGTCTTGCTAGTTTAATTAATGTAGATGCTAAATTTATCTCACTATCTGCACAGATAGTATGATCCACTAGACCTTGCTTAATGATGATAATGGCTTGATCCATTGTATCATCTGTTTTTCCAAACAGTTCAATATTATCGTACATCCAACGATAAATTTCTTCCATCTCTTCCGGGCGAGCCTTTGCACATACTAGTGTACGTGCTTCTCTGATCTTGCCCTTTTTAAACAGTTCGACCATTTCGATCTTATAGTCGGCCGTGCCTTCGATTGACCTAGGTGCAACAAGAGCATTATCTTGATTAACGTTTTGTTGAACTGTATTGATACATTTACGCAGATCAGGATAAGTTGCTTTGACATAAGTGTCTAATGTGTCGAGATCAAAATCGATATTTTCATCTACAAGAATTGTAGCAACACGAGCAGTGAATTCTGTTTGATCAGTTTTCTCAATGTGGAAACCTTGACAGCGACTATGCAGTGCAGGAATGATTCTATTCTTGTAATTACAGGTTAGAATGAAACGGCTGTGATTACTGTATGTTTCCATAACACCACGCAAGATAGCCTGTGCATTAGGAGTCAAATAATCAGCCTCATCTAATAGTACAACCTTAAATGGGCCAAACGGAATCATCTGTACAAAATTAACAATCTTATCGCGAACTGTGTCTACATTGTTTTCACGTGATGCGTTAATTTCTAATATATCAAATTCCTCAATGCCTAATTCATTTAGCAGTACTCTAGCCAATGTAGTTTTGCCGATACCTGCACTACCACTGAACAGCAAGTGTGGAATGCTGCCGTCTTTAACCCACGACTCTACCTGTGCTCGTTGATCGGCATCTCTAAACACATAGTCTTTAATTGTTTTTGGTCTATACGCTTCGACCCATAATTTCTTCATAATTTTTCCTTTGTTGATTTAACACTACTATTATATTATAGCCTTCGTTAATACAGGTCATTGATAATGTCCTTTAGGGTCTGGAAATGTTCTTCTTCCAAACACATGTCAAACCGTGTGCGTTCCCCATTAGGATCTTTAGCACCATCATAGAATGTAGATACTCTAAGATATTTCATTTTAGCAGGAGTTTCGAGATCGCGGATCTCTAAGAATGTTTTCATTCCACCTACATCGCTAATTAGTCTTTTCATCGTAGTGCTTCCATTGTGATAATTTTATCAATCTCTTTACCAAAGTCTTGTTCGCCGGTAATAATATACAGCCCAGTTTGGCTACGATCTTTCTGACGATCATAGCGGCGTGTCTCAACAACACGACCACCGTTAGCATTGTAGACAGTAAATTGAATAGCACGTTCTGGTTGATCAATCTGTGGATCGCCTCGATCCAACCTGCCCGGAGTTACTGTTAACCCTATATTATTCATATTAGCTCCCTCATCATCTCTACTACGCGATAGTAGACGTTTGATCCAACCTTGTCGCTTCTTAGGCTTTTGGACGTCTGAATCATACTTTTCTTCTACCATTGATTTTGTTGCATATGCTGTTGCATAATTCATTTCTTAATCCTTTCTGCTTCTGCTACACGTTTGCGTAGACTTGATGAACTAAAACTATGATCTCTACCGTTATACACGATTTCGATGCCCCGTGCTTTACAAATATCTTTACCTGTAAAATCTTTGTCTGCGTACTCTACACCTAATATTCTAACATCAACAGGCAGAATTAGCAATAGGTCTTCGAGGTCTTTTTCTGTTTGATAAACAACAACTTCATCCACATTGCGATTAGTACTAACTTGTATTTGTCGCTCTACAATACTTTGGATTGGGGGATTCTTTGTTTCGGGGCGATCAATAGTTGGATCAGTTTGCAGTGCGGCAATAAGGTAGTCACAATGATTTTTGGCTTCAGCTAACATGGCCACATGCCCTGCGTGAAACAGATCAAAGCTACTGAATACAATACCAATTGTTAGCCCATCTTGTTTTAGTTGTTTTATTTTATTAAAAATCATCGCTGAGAATCTTTATAACTTTTTTCTTTTCTTGTTCCCGTAGCCATTCTTCTTCCGGAGCAAAGGTGGGGCAACGCTTTAGTGCATCCTCAAGGATCCACTTTAATCTGTAAAGGTCTTGTTTTGCTCCCCACTGAAGATAACTATCTATCCTCATGTCCGAAGCATCGTATGCGGCAGCATTGATCTCACGTGCCGCGTTTGTGATGTTATACGAAAATTTAAATCCCATGCTAAATTATAACATGGGATTTATTCTAGGTCAAGATTTAATTAGCTCGATAGATATGTTCTTCTGGCTCTTCGTCCGAACTCATCATAATTGCGGCTGCTTCTACCATTCGAACTTCTAGGATAGAATCATCCTCTTGCTTTACTTCGACTGTGCGTGTCCATCGCCCGTGTTCAACTAACACCCACTCGCCAATTTGGACATCTTTTTGGTCTGGACCAATCGCCCATACTCGACCCCAACGCGGACTAATACCTTGTGGCTTACCATTGGCAGTTGGAATAACAATCCCTGATGCAGTTTTTTGATCGCCAAATTCCATGTCGCTAACAAACACTCTATCATGTAGAGGTTTGATTGTTCCTAGTACTACTGTCATTTTGTCCTTCTCGAAGTTGGTTGTTCTTCAACTTCTGTTTTTGTTTTAACTGGTTCTACCATGTCTGGTTTCGCTTTTGGATTATCTTCATAATACTCGGCTAAAACGTCCTCACGCTTTCTAACAATTTTCCCACCTGGGCCTAGTTCATCCCCACGTGCATTAACTTTGACATTACCTACTGCGGGCATCAATTCATTTTGCCTCATCAGTTTGTCCATGTCAATTTCTTTACCCTGCATTGATCTTACCATTTTATTCTCCTTATTTTAAGAATTCTCTAATATCTAGATCATATTTGATACTGTCTATTTTATGAACTCCAATTAGATATAGCACATAACTTGCAACACTGCTACCACGTCCTACACCCCATACAATGTTATTTTCACGCATTGTATCTACTAAGTATTTAAGGTATCTCAGTAGGGGTATCATATTATGTTGGCGGAACAGTACTAGCTCATCCACTAAACGTTCGTAATTTTGTTCAGGACATTGATCGACTAAAAAACCCTCTATGTCCATGCTTTTGTATTCTTCGGGCATAAACCAATTTTCTTGATTTGCTCGATCAAATAAATCTAACGATTCTGCGGGCTGTTGATATTCTTCTAAATTATCAAAACTATCTTTGTTTAGATTCTTTGCAGAATTAAATTGGTCTGTGGTAGCTTTATCCAAATGGATATTTTTAAAATCTTTAACTTTACCGTTATAAAGATTCTCAAATAGTTCTTCAGGTGTTAGAAATACTGCGCCGTATTCGTTGATATTCATACTTACATTTTACAGGCCTTCGCCCGAGAAGTCAAGAATCTACGTTGATAAAATCGTCTAAATTTTTATTTTGGCTATTAAATTTTCGAGTAGCTTGAGAATGCCGGTGCGCTTGTTCAGCCTTATATGCTTCTAGAAGAACGCCCAATTGTTGCATCACTCCTCCCATACCACTCCTTGCTGCAAAAAAGTATTTTTGCATAAGCTCAGTAATCTTTTTGTCTATATCTTCATTTTTTAAATTAGACAAATCCGGAAGTAGCGGATTGAACATTTTACATTACTTGCCAAGCTAAGATTTTGCCGTTGCCAGCATCCGGAGTGAACAATTCCCATACGATTGGTCTTGTTTGAGTGTAGCTAACTGTTGACCCAGCAATGCCTATATCTAAGAAAGTCACCGGACCGCCAAAACTGACAATAGTAGTAGACGCTGATGTGGGCGTAATTTCTAATCTAATTGTACCTAGCTTTCCAGTCGGCGGCCAATTTTGCACAGTAAAAATATATGTAGCAGGATCTACCGAATATTGTTGATAACTGCCTTCTGCGTAGTTAACAGTGATTGTTCCAGTAGTTCCGTCAAATGCTCCTGCATTATTAACTACCTGGGATGCGCCCTGTAATGCTGCTCGCTTGATAACATTGTTACCAAAATCATTTTGTGCATTTAGACTTACAGAATTCGTTTGTAGTTCTGTAAGCTCTTTGGCCGCTGAAGAAAACGCATTCTGTATTTTGGAAAAATTATTACGAAATCCTTCAGAATCGTTATCTTGTCCTGCAATAGGGAAATGCGTATTAATTTGATTGCTATAATTGGTAACTGTACTAGACACTATTAACTCCGATGTTTTTACTATTTACTGAATTTTCTTTTTAAGGTCTTCAACTTCGGCTGACAACTCTTTAATAGCTTCGATCAATAACGGAATAATTCTTTCATATTTGACTGTTAAGTAACCATCTTCTTTTTCGACAACTGCCTCTGGAAGTACATCTCGAATTTGCTGAGCAATAACGCCTACTTCTTTAGTGGTAAGATCTTTGTTAATGGCCAGTTCATTCCAATTGTATGTAACTCCGTCTAACATCAAAACTTTAGCCAACCCGTTATCAATATTTACAATGTTAGTTTTTAATCTGCTATCCGAAGGACTACCGTAGTATGCGGTAATTTCACTTAGACCATATATTTGCCCACCAACATACAAATCTCCGCCAATACCAACACCGCCTACAACTTGTAATGCTCCAGTAAAAGTATTAGTTGATACTGCTGCACTAGCAATAGTAACAGTACCTGCAAATTGTACATCTTTCGTATTAGCAGGTACAGTAATAGCAGTACCTGCAGAACTGGATATTATAATCTTTCCGCCACTCTGATTATTCTTAAGTTCAAAATTACCACTAGAATTAGTGTATTGTAGGTATGCAGATCCTGGCGCGCCAGCGCTCCAGTTATTAAAAAAGACTGATGCTGTGGCTACCGTATTTCCGGCGCTGTTGCCTAAATATAAATTAGCCTGGCCGCCGCCTACAGTATTACCTGTTGGTCCTATAAACAAAGAGTTAGTTGCATTTCCTGGAGTTGTTATATATAAATTTTTGCCGCCGTATATGTCGCCGCCGATGCCAACGCCGCCACGAACTTGTAAAGCACCAGTGGTAGTTGATATAGCAGAAGTGGTATTAGTAATTGTAAATATTCCGGCGTATGGGCTAGTAATGCCTCCACTGCTACCACCATAATTAACACCGTACCCGAGTTCACCATTGGATGTGTTATAATAAACAATATATGAAGAAGTGTTATTAGCCAAACCGCCTACATATAGTTTTCCACCGATACCTGCGCCGCCACGTACTTGCAATGCACCACTTGACGTTGATGTGGCACCGGTTAAGCTGGTTAATGTTAGTGTATTATTGTATGTAGGAGCATTTGTTCCGTTGCTTACAAGAACATTTCCCGCTGTACCTGGACCAAAGAAACTTGTAACACTTGTAGCTGTTTGAAATGGAACTTGTCCAGCAGTCCCACCTGCAATATTAGATGCAGTGGATATTGTTCCTATAATACCAAGGGGATATATATTCCCCCCAACATATAAATCTCCACCGATACCTGCGCCACCCGCAACAACTAATGCACCACTGGTAGTAGAATTGGATGTAGTGGTGTTATATGTTTTTATGATATCGTCAGTGACTACCAACGTTGTTGTTATGGTTGTTAATTGAATATCTAATTCTTGCGCAACAATTTTCCCACCAACATACAAATTGCCGCCAATACCAACTCCGCCTACAACTTGCAATGCACCACTTGACGTTGATGTGGCACCGGTTAAGCTGGTTAATGTTAGTGTATTATTGTATGTAGGAGCATTTGTTCCGTTGCTTACAAGAACATTTCCCGCTGTACCCGGACCAAAGAAACTTGTAACACTTGTAGCTGTTTGAAATGGAACTTGTCCAGCAGTCCCACCTGCAATATTAGTAGCTGTACTAACAGTATCAATATGTAAAATACCGCCGACCCACAAATCACCTGCAATACCAACTCCGCCCCCAACTACCAACGCACCGGAATATAAACTAGTTGCCGAAGTAACATTAGTCAAGGTCATTCCGCCAGCAGTTAATGACTGGCTATTTGTGTCGTATGTTAATTCTTGTGCAGCACCTAATGTAGCATAACCGCCTGCTCCAATTGCCATAGCAGGATAACGTATAGCTGGATTTGTCGAAGTGGTTAATTGGTTGATAAACAACTGATCAACCGAGACGGCGTATCCTACTTTTAATGTACTAGTAGATGCCCAATTGGCAGTCACTCCGTTACTTTGCAATAGCGTACCATTGGCTCCGATAGGAATAAATGTTGTTACACTAGTTGCAGCTTGAATTGCAATCGATCCAGTATTTCCGCCAGCTAAGTTAGTTGCTGTATTGTTTAATGGCCCAGTTACACCTTGTGGTCCAGTTACACCTTGTGGTCCTTGAACACCCTGTGGTCCTTGAACACCTTGTGGTCCTTGTGGTCCAGTTACACCTTGTGGTCCTTGTGGTCCAGTTACACCTTGTGGTCCTTGTGGTCCAGTTACACCTTGTGGTCCTTGTGGTCCAGTTACACCTTGTGGTCCAGTTACACCTTGTGGTCCTTGAACACCCTGTGGTCCTTGAGGTCCCCTAGGACCGGTTGGCCCTGTTGGCCCGTTAGGTGTTTGTAATAGCGCCCTTGCAGTAGGAACATCCATCATTTGATTAACAGCTGAATCTTGTGCTAAAATGTAGGTGGTTAATTCGCTCGGCTCAGTTAAAATCGGCAATGATACTAGATTTGGACGTGGTGTTGTGGTCATGGTTTTAATTCGCTCACATTATTTATTGGAAAAATAATTTATGCAAGTTTTGTATTCCTGCTCAATAATAGATATTTAGCACCGGTTTCGTTTTGTACATCTTTGACAATTAACCTGTCTAACTCAAAATTAATAGTATTAAATTTAAATCCGCTCTCGGATATTTTTCTTATTATGGTACCACTCTTGCCGGGCAACACATAACATAGTGGTATAAACGGAATGTATCCTAATTTAACAGCATCTCCCTGTTGTACATAGTTTGTAAAACTAGGGTATCTCGCTGTTGAAATAGTAGAGTTTTCTGCAATCCTACTTCTCATATTAGGGATACTAGGAGGATAATATGTAGCACCGTTATATGTAAATGCCAAAGGTATACTTATTTTGGTCGTATTAACATGTTTGTCAATTACATCGAGATATATGAATTCGTATTTTACGGTACCATCTGCATTCTTAGCCACGGCAGTTTTAATTCCTCCAACAGACACTGCTCTTTTATAGAAATTTGTCGAAGTGATCTTGGCATATTGTTCGTAGGTGAGTTTCTCCACTCCAAAATCTAAATAAATTATTAGATCTTCGTGCCTCCCAAAATTAGGATCAAATGGCCTATACAACATATTTGTGGGAAAAATAGATTCATTTCTAATAAAATTTCTAAAACCGTCACGTTTATCCTGTGATAAAAATGGTCTACAATAAATGTCTGTACGATCAATATTTTCTTTTTGATTTACGGTAATAGAAAATTGACCAGTTAATAATGCTTTATTGTTAGGATCTGTGACTGAAACAATAAATGTGCTAGTTTCTGTAAAACTATTTCTATATATATCTACATTTACCTGGCCGCTAATCGTACCATCTCTTTCCATCAATAGACCTGACGGTAATACACCGTTTGATACAGTATATTTAGGATAAAATGTAGATGTATTAGCCAATGCATTGACATATAATTCACTAATTTGGCCAGGTAGCAATGTTCCTAAACTTCCAGTAGAAGCCCAGGTTATGGTAGTAATTCCGCTCATATTGCAACTCCGTAATTGATCAACGGATTAAATGTGTTATTAATCATTCCAGTATTTGGCCCAGTATAAGGTATTTACCTAAAATCTAAGATCAATAATTCTAGAAGGTTAAATAAAGTATCACTTAATTCAAAAGGATATTACTATGTTTAAGAAAATTAAAGAGTTTTTTGTAGGCAAGCCAGCTCCTGCTCCTGCACTAGTTGAGTCTGCACCATACAAAGTACCAGAACCAGCTGCTACAACACCAATTCCGTTGGTAGTTGAAGAAGTTAAGGTTGAAACACCTGCTACAGTTGTAGAAGCTGTTGTTGAAGTTGCTCCTGCGGTAGAAGCTCCTGTAGCTATTGAGACACCTGCCAAGAAGCCACGTAAACCACGTGCTCCTAAAGCTGCTCCTGCAGAAAAACCAGCCGCAAAAAAAGCAGCCCCTAAAAAGGCTGCTGCTATTAAAGCTGCTCCAAAAGCTAAGTCAAAGAAGGCTTAACTTTCGAGCTTGATCAGCAAGGGCAAAACTCGAAAGATTTTTGCCTTTACTCTCTGCCATAATGTCGAACTGATCTAGAAAGCTCAGGGCCCATTCATTTACTGCTGTATTCCAGTAGAAATCTGAGTGTGCTCTGAGCTTTTGTTTTTTGTGTCCCAGCGCTATTAATGCTTTAAAATCTGGCATTACATTGGTATCGTGGCCAGGAAGCCAATCTTCTCTGCTAACAGAATAGTGCATAGTGGGTCGAACATCCCGCCAAGAACCTACAACACGTTGGGCAAAGATTGATTTAGGATCTAGATATAGACCTTCACGGCACCAAAAATGGTGAACGTCTAACACTATAGGTATAATGTCGGAAAGCTCAAGGCAATCATCTAGTCCCCAGGCGTTTTCTTCGTTTTCGATTGTGATACAGTTTCTTGCTTCGGGGCTAAGTCTTTGGTAGGCAGCGCGAATACCTTCGGGACCGGCTCTACCCGAGATGTGGACATTGATTTTAAAGTCCTGAAATGATTTACCGTAGCCCATGTACCTGGCCATATCTGCATGATATTCAAACTCCTCTATACTTCGATTGACAATGTCGGAATTATCGCTGGCAAGGACAGTAAATTGTCCAGGATGGAAGCTAAGCCGAACATTATTGTCCCTAGCACTGTTGCCAATAGTGATAAAATTTTTATTGCAATAGTTAACAACATCGCTACGACGCCAAAAATAACTCCAGTCGCGTTGGGTATAAACAGGCAAAATATCACTGCCAAGCCGAACCATCCTAAGATTTTCATCAAGACCACCTACACGTTCAACGAGCTTGCGAACAGCTTCGATATTACCTACCATTAGGTCCCATAGCTTTTGTTCTGCAATTTCTTTGCTCTGTCTATTTAACCATGCGACAGTAGTACTGCTGGTATTATACTGTTTGGCATCATCGTTGGGTTTGATACCATTAACTTGTGCAGGAGTGTCGATCCACTTGCAGGCAAATCCGATTTTTTTAGTCATAAAATAACACTTAAACAGAATATAATTAAAGCAATGCCTGGATTACCTGTTATAAAGGCAAATATGGCCAGTATTGTTCCATAGAACATATGATCACTTCCCATCTTGGACTTTCTGGATGCTCCAAGAGCCATCCTTGTTGTCAATCCATTCTAAAGTATCGCCTTCTACCCAACCCTGTAAGTCGAGTAGTTCTTGAGGCAGAGGTAATACAAGATCACCACTGCCGTCATCGGCTTCTTCGATATTCACAGTCCAGTGTGTCATTGCATTCTAAAGTCGTTGAATTTAATATTAATGTAAACAATGATGGCATCCACGGCCGCCCAAACATAATTTTCCCTGTATAGATTATCGATACAGCTAAGAGACAACCAACCAACCAAAAACCATGTGATCGCATCTTGATTGCGAACGTACCAATTACGAAATTGACCCATAATACTCTCCTTGTAAAACACTATTGTACACGATTTTACGGAAATAGTCAATCTGACTTTTTATCAGATTGTACAATACCGTATTGTCTGTATAACCAGGCAATAAAATTTTCAATGGGCAAGTTTGGACCCACTTGATCCGAATACACTTTATATGCGATACTTACTCGCTCTAACCAATCTTTATCTTTCATTTTAATTCCAGTGTCGAACAACCCCTGCTATAATAAAGCAGTTTGTAATAATATA